CAACTACGGGCATCAACCAATCCCAAGATGTGTGGTATTTCATTTCTTCAGGTGTATAGAAATGTTTTGCATTTTCATCGTCTGAGTCCACATCTAGGCATCCCGTTATGTATATATCCCATTCAGTAGGATTATATTTAGGTGTGCCTATTGCACCCATAAATTCTGCTATTAATTCGTTTGTCTCTTTCATGTCTAATTATTTTTTTATTTCGATTTTATGGATCTCGTTATCTAAAACTTTTCTTTCTTTTTTGTCGTGGTTAACGAGATAGATAATTATCTTATTTTCTTTGTGAATTATTTTCTCAATTTCATTTTCAACAACTTCTTTGTCATCTATAAATAATCTCATATCTATTTGTTTTTAATTCGGTTAATAATTTCTTCTATTGCATATTCTAGGCTATCCCATGTAACGCCATACGTGGCATCAAATCTTTTTGAAAGTAAGAACATTACCTTATCTCCAAAGTCATCGGTGTATTTAAAGCCTTTAAATTTACCTTCAGTCTGCATCTGCTCAAGCATTAACTCAGCATCTAATACTGTAAAATAACAATAAGGTTCTTTGTTCATTACATGATATCCATTGCTCTCTAATAATGTTATTGCATCTTCTATGCTATCTGATGGTTTAACTTCATTCAATGTAACTGATACTTCTTTGATTGATTCCATCTTCATATCACCACTTCCCCCTACGCTATGATGGTAGCCATTAAAGATTGGCTCATCTTCAAAGTCTTCTCCACTATTTTCTCTGATTACTGATATCATATCTTGTAACTGGCTTTGAGATTCTACCATCCAGTACTCATTCACTATAGGGTTAATGCATACTGCTAATGCATCGTCAGATAGATACTCCCAATGGATGCACCCATAATCATCTCCTATCTGATAGGTTATATACCCATAGGTATCTCCCCTTTTCTCTTCTAGTTCTCCCATGTCAATCGTTATGCATTCTTTTGCTCTCCCTATGGCGTAATCATGTACGTCATTGGTATTGTTAGCTTGAATTATCTCATGTGATGAATCAGTATATCCTTCACCATTCCATGTATCTACTATTATAAAATTTCTCATAGTCTTCTAGTATTTTAGGTTTTGTCTATAAATAAATTGTTTTGTCTTGTATAAATGCCCTTCCATCATGTACCCTACCATCGTTTCTTGATTGTAGATTTGTTCTAGGATATCAATGCAGTCATAAATCTTATCAATGCCATAAAATTTTGCATCGGATTCTTTTTTCCCTGATTCAACATCTGCTAGATGTTGCTTGAGATCGAATACTAATCCTTCATTATCACATTCTCCAAAGAGAAGATTCTCCATTGCTCTCATAATTGTCCATTCTGCTGATGGTGTATTAAGTTTAATTGATTTGTTCATGGTTAGTTAGATTTAATTATTGATTGATTATAAACTGATTCTACATAAGCTAAAGTCTGTTTAGCTTGTTCCAGTACACCTAGATAATAATTTGCTTTGGCTTCTTGGTCTTCATAGAAGTCTACTGCATCATGTAGTGTAGACATTATCTCGCAATCATGTAATTCATTCTTTGCTTTTGTGATGTCTCCTTCCAAGCTAGTCTTTACAACAAGATAAAAGTTTGTTGTTGCTAGGTTATATTGTTTTTCTTCATAGGTTAATTCATTCATGATTAAGTTATTTAGGTTAAAAAATGTGGAGAGAAGATGAATCGAACATCTCACTAGGTTAATTTCCCAGTATCCCTTTGCTCTCCAAAGAAGAAGACTACTTGTCTTCTCCCAGTATAAACTGTACTCCTTTCTGTGCTTGTGAACAAGCAAATAATACTTCCTTCTTATGATTGGTCAGATGGCTTACCCATCCATTGATATAGGCTTTACTATTCGTCTCATTATCTGATGGTTTCAGGTTAAGTTTTGATACCATCATCATTGCTCCTATCTCTGCTACCAATTCTTCCTGAGAATAAGTATCGTCTCCAAAATTTGCCACTCCAGTTAACGTCTTCCTATTAAGTAAATCCTCATGCCCAGTTGAATGCATCAATTCATGATACAAGGTCTTATAGTAATCTGCTTCAACAATCTTACCTGATGCATTGAATGTATCCTTGTTTGGCATTTGAACATGGTGTATAGATGGAGTATAATATGCTCTTCCTCCGCCATGCTTTAAGCTAGGTTTCTGTCTCATGTTCTCATATACTTCTTCAGCTTTCTTGATGGCATCAAAGGTATCTCCTTCAATCACTACTTTAGGTTCAGGAAGATACTTTGGTTTTACTGGATTGGTTAACTGCTCAATGTGATATACATAAGTTACCTTCGGAAATAACCTATCATCAAATCGTTCCTTGATTTGCTTCTTGGTTAACTTCTTTGCTATCTTGTTGAATACTGACCAGTAAATCCATTTCTCATTTTTCTTATCGTAGTACATCTTGTACCATAAGACCAATTCAGTGTATTCTTTTGATTGGTCTTTTCGTACTGGGTTACCCATATCCATAGCTTGTTTATAGCCAATCCATTCATTGCTAGAGTACCCCTTGTGCATAGCTTCCATGTAGCAAATGAAGACGTTGATTCCCTTGTACTGATAACCAGTCTTATGGTTTAAAGGAAGTATCTCATCCCCTCCGTCTGTTGTCCATGTTTTAAACCAGTTTAATCCTTTTTGCTTTAAGCCGTCAATAACAATATCAGTTACTTTCTGATATACATCTACTGGTTTCTTCTTTGTGTATTTCTTTTTCATATCTAGGTTTTTTAAATTGCGTTATGTAAAATGTTAGTTAATGATTGAAATTTCTTCTTGAAAGCTTTGCCCATCTTACTCAATGGAATAATATCTGATTCAATGATTGAATCAATAAGCATTATCTCATGATTCATTGCAGGTAAGTTACCTGATTGAGAATAATAAATTGGCTGACCTTCGTAAAGGTTAGTTAAGGTTTCTTGTGTAAACATTTGATTAAATTTTAGGTTATGTAATAGACCATCGAATGATTCAGGGAACAGAATTGCTCCCTGATGTCTAGGTTTCGTCTTCTAAAGACTCATCAGTATTACTTGAATAAACTCATGGCATCATCCCAGTCTTTTATCCATTGCTCCTTCTTCCATTCTTCCTGCCTCTCAAAGAAGTATCTAATCCTGCCATTCACATACTCTAGTGATTGCATAAAGCATTCTTGGTCAGGTCTGTAGATATCATTTCTCATATCTTCCATTAATTCCATGTGGACATCTAACCAGTAATCTAGTTTTGGCTGATAGCCATTAGGGTATTTCTTTTCGTTTTTCATATGCTTCTATCGTTTTTGGTTAATAAATTGATTATACTCTATTATAAATCTATCTCGTATTCCTTCTAGATTGTCTAAACTACATTCAATCAGTTTGTTATACGAATAATGTATTTCACTATACTCTGTACCTTTAACAATATCCGCCATCATTCGGATGGTTACGATAATTGATTCCTTCAAATAGTTAATTTTCATATGCTTCTCTCTTTTTGGTTATGTAATAGACCATCGAATGAAGGAGAGACGATATTGTCTCTCCAGTCTAGGTTTCGGATATTGAATCCTCTTCAGTATTACTTGATTTTTAATCTGTTCTTAATGAACCAATATGCTTCCTGAATACCATCAGGAGTTAGATAAACACTACATGAATCATGTATTGCTTGTTTGTTATTCTTTACTGACCAACCTGCGTCAAAATGTTTCATGGAAATTTGGTTTACATGACCATGAAAATCAATAAACCAATGATTGTACCCATCTATAAAATTATTCTCACAAATTGCCTTGGATACTAATTCTAGTAATTCTTTTAATGATTTCATATGCTTCTATCTTTTAAGGTTAAAAATTCTGTTATCAATTACTTCCTGTGCCATCAGGCTATTCTCTGATTGCTCTTCAAGTATCTTAAATAATTCTGTGTTGGTTAACGTCTCTAGTTTTTTCATTGTATTCAATTTAGGTTAAAAAATTTGTTTAATGGTATCCCTAGCAGGAATCGAACCTGCATCATAAGCTACATATCGTAATTCTTTTACTTTTCTCTCCTAGATGCATCATGGAGTGTAAAACAATTTAATCCTCACTTACCCAATATCGCAAATATGTTTCTTGCTATAGGGATATGTTGTGACTAGGGAATGAATCGAACATTCCTACATCCAATCTAGCCATCCTCCAGTATCACTACTGGTGAATTGATTCTAGCTTTCATTGAGTTTAACTAATCTTTCTCTAGGTGTTCATCAGATAAGAAATCTGAAACGATTATTCAATCTCACTAGGAATCGCTATCTTGTTCCTTAACCCAGTTAACATCATCCGATGACAAACTCAGCTTTCCTCTAGTGAGAGATGGTCTAAACCTAGTTACTAGATTGTCATTCCATTTCTTCTTCCTCATGTTTCAAGGGGATTTTTTACCAGTGACTATCTGGTGATGGGATTTGACTCTAGAAGGATACATCTTACTGCCCTTCTTAATAACTAGATATGAATAACTGGCTTTTTGAAATTATCTTGACTAGATTGTGCCATCAAGAAGTTTGTCTCTTCTCAGGTGTGTATCTAGTAGCCAGTATGTCAATGAACGTTTTCCCTTCGGAAATGTAAAAGTATAAATAAAGAATTTAATAAACAAATAACAAACAAGAAAAAAACGAAAATAAATTGATTTACTAGGGAAAAATAAATTGAAAATAAATTTGACAGTATATCATTTTGACTCATTGCAGGCAATTCTAACCAGTATATATATACACGCATTCAGGTACATTCGTTTATATGCTTGGATGTATGGGCAGATGTTAACAGAGATGTCTCTGTATATAGGCTTATATATGCTCTCCAGTAAAACGAACAGTCAGCAAACATCTGTTTAATCGTAATATATAACCAGTTGAATGAGATTAGATGGTGAAGGTTTACTGTACTGGAAAAGCCTTAATGCACATATTCCCCTATCATAAAGAATACGTACATGATAGTCTACATCATGGACATAACAAAACTATATGACCATGCATGAGTATGATATATAGATATCATTAATGTATGTTCTCTATATATGAAAGAAGGCAAGGCTTACTCTAGGGCATAAGGATGTGATGGACTAGGGTATAGGGTAAACGTATGCTAGGGTATGCCATCGGTAAACGGGATGACCATCTACTAGGTGACCATCCCTAGAAAAAAGCTGAAAAATTCCACTAGATAGGAATCAGATAAGAAAGTCACCCCAAAAAAATTTGGTTTTGGTTTGAAGGGGTCGGCTCATAAAACGCTATAGAACCCAAACACTACAGATATCTAAAAAAATTTATTATCTTTGTTACATGAGAGGACTTAAAGTAAAGAAGGGCAGATTAATTAATGATCGTCCAGAACCAGAGACAGGGATATCAAAGTTATCCAGGTTACATAAAGATTTAAAGCGGGCTGAGAAGGTCCGCATAATAGCTGAGGGCAATGAGTTAGCTAGGGCTAACATTAATTTGTTCAAGAAGTTATAGATTTATTCTTCTCAATAGTTTAGGTGTGTTTGTTTAGTGGGGTGATCTATATGGTCACCCTTTTTTTTTATATGTATTTAGAGAGATTAATAAAGAGGTTAAAGTCGGCAAAGTGTCTTCACAGCTGGCAGCGCAGGAATGTTTTAATAAACATAAGGTTATGTCAAATGCAGATAAGGATCAGGGATTCCAAGAAATTATGTTAAGAACCAACATATCCATGTTAACATTTTCCAAAACCAACATAGCATAACTCATTGGTTTTGAGTTCCTTACTTTAACTATGTTAATTATGTTGATTTTTTTCTTATTATTTTTAAAAAAAAAAGAATAATAATATATATATATAGAAGTTTACTATAGGGAAATTTTTTCATCATATTTAACATATAGAGTTTGAGTATCTAGTGCGGATAAAAATGTTTTAGTAAGACTAATACATAGTGGAGTTTTTTATTTATATTTGTTTTGAAATCAAATCAAATCAAGCATGAATGAGTTAGGATACTCACCCAAAAACTTAGCCTTTGACACTGACGCAAGGCAGCGATTAATAGAGGGCATAGGTAAGATATCAAAAGCAGTAAAGTCCACACTTGGACCAGCTGGTCAAACAGTTTTAATAGAATCTCAGAACCACACAGGAGGATTAACAGTAACTAAGGATGGAGTTACTGTGGCGAAGTCTATTGATTTATTAGATCCTATAGAGAACTTAGCGGTTAAGATGATGAAGCAGGCTGCAGACAAGACAGCCTTAGATGCTGGCGATGGCACGACAACCTCAATAGTATTAGCTGAGGCTATAGTAAAGGAGTTGTTAGATCACATATTAAATGCTGGTGGCAGCAAGAAGGGGATTAACAAGACAGAGTTATTAAAGGAGATAGTTTCTGAGGCTGAGAATTACGCCAAGTTATTAGACACCCATTCCATTAAGATGACAAAAAAGATGGTTGAAGATGTTGCTACTATATCTTGCAACAGCGACAAGGTCTTAGGCAAGATCATTGCTGACGCATACAACAGGGTAGGAAAGAATGGCATTGTCACTGTTGAGAAGGGGACAGGAGAAAAGACATATGCTGATGTCACCGATGGTTTCAAATTAGATCGTGGCTATAGTTCTGCATTATTCATCAACAACCAGGAGAAGGACGAGTGCATATTTGAGGACTGCGAAGTTTTGGTATGTGATGCTGAGATCGACAACATCTTTCAAATAGAGAATGTTTTAAAAGGCGTAGTGAAGGAACAGAAGAAGTTATTAATAATAGCACCATGTTCAGCGAATATGTTAAACACCTTAGCGGCTAATGTCGTTAAGAACAACGTCAGGATATGTGTTGTTCAGCCGCCCAATTTTGGATGGAAGCAGCATGAGCTTATGCAGGACATAGCATTATCATTAGGGGCTAATTATTTTTCTGAGAAGACTGGCGATGATTTAAGTTTGATAACGATGAATGATTTGGGCAGCGCAAAGAAGGTTGTCATTGGCAGATCGTCATCGGTAATCATCAAGGACTATGAGATAAACAGGCTAGAGATAGCAGATAAGGTAAAGCAGTTATACCTACAACACAAAAGCACAAAGACAAAAGCTGACAAGGATCATATCTTAAATCGGATCGCTTCGCTTAGTGGTGGCATAGGAGTTATTTATGCTGGCGGGGTGACTGACATAGAGCAGAAAGAAAAGTATGATCGCATTGACGATGCGGTATGTGCAGTAAGAGCTGCTATGGAGGAAGGCATTCTTCCTGGCGGTGGTGTAGCTTTATATAACTATTCCATACTGCCAGAGAATTTCATTGAGAATGGCAGCATGGAGAACAATATGGCTAAGGCGGTATTACGGTCATCACTACAATCTCCTTATAAGCAGATCTTAGAGAATGCTGGTATAGGAAATACGAATCCACTTCCTTACGATAAAGAAAAAAAATTCAACTACATTGGTTACGATGTAAAGCGTGGCGAGAACTGCGATATGATAGAGAGGGGAATAATTGATCCCACCAAAGTTGCTAAGAGTGCATTACTTAATGCGGTATCAGTAGCCACCACTATATTATCTACTAACGCCATTATAACAATGGCACGAACTTATGATGCTAATAATTAACTAAACAATATTACTATGAAAGACGATTCAGAAAAAAGGTTTTTGAAAAACAAATTAAACTCTATGGAAATTAATCAACGAGAAATAGATGATGTTATTGAGCAATATAAAAACATCTATGATAAGTTAAACACAGAAAAAATAGGGCACAAAGACTCCAGCAGATATCAGCTAGCTGCTATGATTCAACAAAATCATATTTTAAAAACACGCTTAGATTATCTGGATGACCATATGGTTGAAGTAAATATGCATTTAGAAGATATAAAAGAAAAATATGTAAACAATTCTTATGTAAAATTTTAATCATTAACTAAACCCCACAGCCATGAACATACACAGTTTTGAAATAGTTAGATATGAGTATGATGGTAAAGACATCATAATAAAAATGGTAAAGGTGTTAGACGAAAATGGCGAGTACATTAAGTTTGCTAAATTAGACAAGGTCCTGCCATACTTATCTCAGTACCCAACAAAGTTTAAAGAAATATAATGCAACCGATAAACAAATACATAGTAGTTAAGGATATTGATGAAGAGGTAATGACAGAATCTGGATTACTCTTGTCTGGCGAAGACATGGACAAGATGAGATACTGCAAAGCCACTGTTATAAAGCCTGGCACTGAAGTAAAGGTTGTAAACGAGGGGGATATAATTTATTATGATAAGCGCAGTGCTTTCATTATGATCATTGAGCAAGAGCCTGCCACCATCATTCAGGAGAAAGATATAGTTGTAGTGGTATGAGAAAATCCTTAAACATTATAGTTGCTAGGGATGGGGTTAATAACTCAGATGCTTTAGAATGGTTTTTCCATAATGTTCGCCACAAGTTAGTATCTGATTCTTATGGCAGGATGATAAGTCCTATATGGGTAAATGATCTTTATTGATATTCCTCCATTCTAAATAATAAAAAACAAGCCAGGAGATATCTTTTAAATCATTTTGGTCTATACAATATCTTTTCCCAAAGCCTAAATCTTTTTCATACAGTTTACGCATCAAGTCTTTATTGCTTATATAACCAGCTATATCAATAGTTTGTTTTTGCATATTACAAATAGTCAAAACATCTATTAAGGATTTCATTTCCTTTTTAGAGTTAAACACCAATCTGCCATCAATATATTTTGTGGCTTTAACTTGAATAGACCAATCACCAAGCCATAAGTCCACTGCTCCCCCATCGCCATTTAAGTTAACTTCTGTGTCCATTGGGATTTTCAAATACTTTGAAACAGCATATTCGCCCATAACCCCTAAAAGATCTGCTTCATCCTGCGTATTATTCCAATCTATTAATCCACGATCTGGTATAACAATATCTTTTAAAAAGTGTCTCCCCTTAGCCAACATTTCTACAAATTTAAATTCTCTATCTGTTAATGTTATTTTCATGAGTCCTCGCCTTTAAGTCGTTGTTCTTTATGGAAAGCATTCATTTCTTTAATCATATTCCTATATACCTTAGATGTATATCTTACATTCTTATGAAACAAAGGATTATTGGAGGGAGCTTCAGGGATTTCTTCCCCACTAAGCTTGTTATATAAAGAGTCTAACATCCTAACTCCTTTATAGGATATTTTATATATAACCTTATTGCCAGACTTATGTTCTCTAAAGGTATCTATCCACCCATCCTTAATAAGACGATATAATTTCTTGTCTTCCCAGCTGAAGAGTTCATTGTATTTATCAAAGTCTTCTCTACCGAAATACTTTTCTGAGCTAAGGAAGTATAGAAGTTCAAGATCGGGATATGTTATTTTATACTTGGCACAAAAGAAATGCCTGATAACCCTATAGTATTTAAGGTAGTCACGTAGCTGTTTAGATTTCATTTAATTTGAGTATATTTAATTTAGTATCTTTGTAAAGATAGCACATACCAAATAAAATGGAACACACATATAATAATTTCTTAAAACTTATTGATCTTACTGAAGAGCAATATTTAGATCACATTAATACGTCTACTATCCTAAGTTGGAATAAAGATGTTGTAGTTAAAAGCTCACCCATTGAAGGCGTGGGGTGTTTCACTACTAAAAAATATGTTAAGGATGAAGAAGTTGGGATTGTTAAATACAAAGACAATAGAACTACGTTAGGAAGATTTGCAAATCATTCACCAACTCCAAACGTATATTTAAAGGAAGATAAGTTTTTAGCATTAAAAGGCATTAATCCCAATGACGAATTATTAGTTAATTATTTCGCTAATTTAAAAACATTACTAATGGAAGAACAAACAGAACTCAAAGAAGAAGAGAAGACAGAATTTGATAAGTTTTTAGAAAGGTTAGAAAACATTGAGTCCTCAGAACGTCAGTGTAATATTGATGATGATGGCGAGTGTTTAAGTTGCGGGGGCTAGTGTGGGCATTAATAGGCATAATAGTAGCCCAACTTATAGGGATGATAATATTAATTCTTTTAAACGAGCATGATGGTTAAGAAGCTTTTTCATATCTGGAAGTACAGCGATTCCCAGCCTACTGAGATAACACTAGGTATTGTAAATTTTTTACTCACCCCTATAGCTATTTATTGTGAGGTGGGGTTAATGCCAGTCTTTATCCCTTTATTAATTGCTGGAGGAGCGTTTCAATTGTGGGCAGTAAGCACTGAACAAGTTTGTAAAAGAGTCAAAGCTGCTTTCGTTTCATTATGTTTGTTTGTAGTAACTTTGCTGCTGTATTTAAACAGCCCATGTGGTCTGCACAGTCCAGTTCACTACGGGTGGGTTTTTTTAGTGATAGGATCATTAGGTAGTTTGATGAGATTAAAAAATGAGCAGCTTCATCATGAATAATTTAACAGAAATGGCAACGATTCTAGCGGGAGTGCTGGGAACAGCTGGTCTATGGAAATTTGCTGAGACTAGGTTAAAGGTGAGGGCAGAGCAAAAAAAGGAAAATATAATAAATAGTGATGGGCATCAATATAGAGACGATTTGAAAAAGAGAGTTACCAAACTAGAGGAGTTGTTGGAGGCATCAGCAAAAGAGAAGGATGATTTAAGGGCGGCTGTACTACAGCTAACAGGTGAAGTAGCTGCCCTACGTACTAAGGTAGAGTTCTTGGAACGAGAAAACGATAGACTTAAAGAGAGATGAAAGAGACAGCACGACATTATAAAAAGAATAAGGAGTCTTATGCTAAGAAAAAAGCCTATGATACCAAATACAATAAAGGAAAGAAGGCTACAGCAAAAAGGACCAAACTCAATAAGCATAATAGACGCAAGGGAACATATGGCAATGGCGATGGGTTAGATGCGTGTGAAAAAAAATTTAAAAGCAAGACTAAAATAGTCTTTTGTAAAAAGAGCAAGAATCGTGGAGACAAGAACGATATGCCTGGAGATAAAAGAGCAAGGGGATGATAGATTCATACAACTGTATTTTTCATTACAACGAGCATACTGGGCATTGGTATTGCATTGATCGCAATGACTATAGAGATTATTGGAACGATAAGCAGGTAATTAAAGTTGGGATCGGATCGACAGCTGAGGATGCCTTCACGCATTACAAGGGAAAACAATTAAATTAGAAATGATTATATTTGCATTATGAGTAAATTTAGTAAATTAGCAAAGAAGGTTGGATCGGATGGTCTTGCAGCACATATTGGAAGGGAGAAATATGGTAAAAAGAAATTCCAAGAGATGGCAGAAAAGGGCAAGAAAAAAAAATCTAAAATGCGTAACAGAAATAAAAACAAAAAATAATGGCTAAAAAGCAAGGATACAATGCAAGACTTGATGATTCTCTTGGTGCAAAGCACCCTGGCAAACACAAGCAAAGTTTAAAATCTCGTAGAGACGAAAGCAAAGCGATGTCGAAAAAAGACTATGGACACGCATATGGCGGTGATCATGGAATGAAATACGAGGGAGTGAAAGAACGTAATAGCTCTAACATTCGCAAGTAAGCATGAATAAAATTAAAAGAGCAGTAAACTCTTCTTTATTTAAGTCAAGTGTTTGTTTAGTTATTGGATTAACTTTGTTATTAGAAAAACTTCCACTATATGCAGGGATTGCATTAGGGTTTTCATTTAGGGAGTTTCTTTTAGCATTTAAACATAACAGTTAATGGCAAATTTTAAAGTAAGTTCTACACGACTAAAGCCCAGAGGTCTTGGTGACTCCATTGAAAGAGTCGCTAAAGCCACTGGCGTTTCTAGTCTTGTTAAGGCTGCCTCTAAAATTATTAAAAAAGATTGCAACTGTTCAAAACGAAGGGATGCACTTAACAGGGAATTTCCTTATAAAACATAAAAAATGGCATATCAAAAATTACAAGTAGGATTAGCTGCTGATGTTATCACTAGCGACACTATAGACATTCCTTTACCTTCGTCTGAGAATATAACGGGAGCAACTACATCAACAGCCGCTTCTAAGCTAAACGATACTAATGTAGACTTTACAGCAATACAAGGACTTCACGATGGAGCTATCGTGGTAAATACTGACACACAAACAATAGCTACAGTTACAGCTGTTGACAGTGCTCATGTATTATCATTATCAGCAGACATATTTGCAGACTTGTTGTTCAATGAAAACTATATTATATATTTAGATCCCACAGCTAATCATAGCGAGGGATGTCTATTATGGGTTGACCAGGCTGCTGCAGTAAAAGTAAAAACAGTTAGTGGCAGCATAGTGACATACCAGGGTATAAGTGCTGGAACATTTTTGCCAGTACAAGTGATACGAGTATATACAACTGGAACTACTGCTGCTTTAAATCTCATTGCAAACTGGTAGAGGATGACTACAGGAATAGGAATAGGTACAGGAATAGGTTTTATCCCTAAAGAAATTGAAGGAGCTTATGAGCCTATACTGGATACACTTCCATCAGCAGTATATGCAGGAAGTTTAAGATTGTTAAGAACTGCCTATACAGGTCCTGTCGTAGAACTGCAAAGGTCAGGCGCAACAGACACAGATGATTTTTTCTCTGTAAATGATGAGCTAGAAAACGCTGCTGGACAGTCACCCACAGATTGGTTAGTTTCTTTAGGCGCACTCCCCAACGCTGGCTTGAGAATAAGAACACTTTATAATCAATCTGCAGGAGCAGCATCAGATTTAACTCAACCAACACAAAGCCTTCAGCCTCACTTATGGCAAGATGGAGCACCTGATTATTATAGAATAGGGGCTAACAATAGGATTACATTACATTGGGATAATTACGATGATGCATTAATTTCATCAGGGTTTGCAGGATATCCTAATGTATCGTGTTTTGTTGTGGAAGAACTTCTTCCTACAGAACCAGCACATTTATTAATACAAGGTGTAAGTACTGGTTATTATAGAATTGTATCAGAAACAGGAGCAGTCACTTCTAATGTAGCAGGAGCTGTTTATGTTAATGGAGTACCTACTGGATCTACTACAAGAGGACAATTATATACCGACATACAAGGGGTATATAATGGAACAGGGGTAGGCGCAATTGCATCTCAATTTATAGATTTTGATATGCCACTGCCAGGATACGCTACATGGTATTTAAACAAATACGCATCTGGTTCTTATTTTAGTAATAGTTGTAAAATAGCTGAATTGATTATGTATCCTGCCGATATGAGTTCAAGCATTACAGCCATTTCAAATAACCAGAGGAGTTATTATGGAATATAAGTTATGAGAGAAATAAATAAATTAATTGTCCATTGTTCAGCTACACGAGAAAATCAACCTATTGATGTTGACACTATAAGAAAGTGGCATACTCAAGGCAGGGGGTGGTCAGACATTGGATACCATTTTTATATAGATCTGTCTGGAAAGATCCATAAAGGAAGAGACATTGCTAAAATTGGTGCTCATTGCAAATCCCACAACCGCCATTCTATAGGCATTTGTTACTGCGGGGGAGTAGAAGCTGATGGAAAAACGCCTAAAGATACACGAACATCAGAACAAAAAGAAGCACTATTGTGCGTATTAAGGACATTGAAAGCTATGTTCCCAGACGCTGTAATACATGGACACCATGACTTTGCTAATAAGGCTTGTCCTAGTTTCCCAGCCACTGACGAGTATAGCGACTTATGATAATAAGACAAAAAAATAAATGATCATTAAAACTATAATCATGAAAATATTTAAAGAATTACTTTTAAAGAAAAACCTTAAAATGGTAGGCAAGAAGGCATTACGAGTTATGGACAATATGGCACTAGGAGGAGCAATAAGCAAAACTTCTGACACCAGCGAGCACAGTCCTGCGGGGAAAATACCTTATTTAGAAATAGCATCGTCTTTAGTTCCTATTGTTTTATTGGTAGCAGTATTGGCTGGATTAATAGATGTAGCTCAACTTAAAGAACTGCTAAAACTGTTTTAATAAGAATTTAATATCTTTGTAATAAATAAAATCAAATCAAATGGAAACAATAGAAAAAACACAAAAACTAGAAGAACAAGAATTAAAAAATCTACAAGAACTAAATGCTCGTTATGGCAAAATTAAAATTATAATAGGCGAAATGGAATTAAAAAAAGCCGATGCCATAGAAGAGGTAAAAGAAATTAAGCATTTATTCGTCATAGAAGAAAAGAAATTAATTGACAAATATGGAGCTGACACTATAGTCAATCTACAGTCAGGCGAAATAACAAAGAAAGAAGAAAATGGCTAAAATATCAAATATACCAGCATATCCTCACATCACTCCAGTAGCTGATGATTACTTAGTCTTAACCGACACTACTGACGCTAATAAAACAAAGACAGTAACAGTTCAATCTATTGCTGATTTTGTTGATGGAGAAGTAACACTACAAGAAGTATTGGATGCTTCTGATCCCTTAAATATTCCACCAACAGCGGTGGCTATTGGCAATATTACTCTTACAGGAGAATTTGCATCTCCAGCAGGCACTAATGTAACAATAAAAACACTAGGGCTAAATGATGATATTGAATTATTTGCTGGCGCAACTAGTGGAAGCGTTATGATAAGTGGAGCAGGGATTGCAGGAAATGCTGAGGATATAGAGTTTGTATCATCAGTTGGAGATATAGACCTAAATGCGTTTGGTGTTAATGGCGATATAAAAATAAAGGCAGGGGATAAAGCAATTATAGCTGGCAATGGAAGTAGTTATGCCACACAACCTGCAGGCACTACAATGGTATATAATCAGAATGATGACGTTCTTATTAATGCATCAGGAGGGGAA